TACCGGCTTGATGACATTGTCGTAAAGGAAATTCCATGCTACAATAGCCGCGTCTTTAATGGCATTCCATGTCGTGATAACGGCATCCTTAAACCAAGAGGTTTTTGTCCATAAAGCCCATAGTGCGACACCTACTACTGCAATGGCCGCTGCTACTAACAAGACGGTTCCCATGACAGTTGCCATGCCTGTTACAAACGGTCCGATAATCATCCAAACTGAGGCAAACGCCGCTTGAAGCCCTCCAAACAGGCCGATGCCTATTGCAAGTGGGGCTAAAATTAAGGTTAGGATAGGTAACAACATCAAAAATCCTTGTATCACTTTAGCAAGCACTGGATGCGCTTCGTTAAATTTAGTAATCATGCCGCCAATTTTCCCTATAAACTCAACAACAGGTGTCATGATTTGCCCGAACAACTCAACCATTGGCTTAAACGCACTCGCCCAGTTTGCTTTCATTGGTTCGAGAGCTAAACCTAACGGTGTTAATGTTTTTTGTAACGCTTTTACTTTCTTATCCGTTTGTTTCCGCAGATCTTCCAATTGGGACGTGGCGGCTTGCTTAGACTGGGACATCTTTTCGCCCCAAAGCGAGACGTATTTAGATAGTTCAGCGTCGGTCATACTGGCTAACGTATTGATTTCCCCCGCTGCTTGAGGTCCTAAATCCGCTAAATATTTGGTGAAATCCTCGTTTCCAGTTCTGGATAGTATGGTATCTAGGTTAGTTCTCCAAGTTTTTAACGCGTTTACCTGTTCGTCCAGGTTTGCTATTAAATCGCCGGATTTTGGTGCCTTTAATTCGATATTCTCGAATATGTTCCAGGTATCCATAATCTCTTTGGTTTTTTCTTTTACGGTCTTGGCGTAATTTTGAAGTAGTTCAGACTGTTTCCGATAAACTTCGCTCGGATCAGGACCTTTTGCCGCTTTAAAAAGCGCGGTATATAAAATTCCGCTTGCCACTGCCGCGGCTAAAGCCACCACTTGGAACCGCATCAGTCCTTGATTAATCATCATGGTCATATCGTTCAGTTCTTTCATGTTGGCATTTGGTCCAAGCATTTTTAGAGCTAGAACTGCCGCACTACCCCGTATAGCCACTTGATTTAAACTGTTCGTCACGTTTAGTAAGCCATTATTTACCGAATATAGAGGGTTGCCCATGCGCTCAAAGTTTTTTGCAATTTTTTCACTCTGAGTGCTACGGTTCAACATTGTCCCTACAGTCTGGATAAAACTTCGCTTCATCATATCGTTATTTTTCATGATGTTTTCTGTAGCAGTTTTATGCTTTTTGCCCATCGCGGCTACTTCGTCCATAAAATTCTTAGTTGAGCCCTTATAAGTGCTCATTCCTTGAGCCATTTTAAAATACTGATACTCTACATCCATTAGGTCCCTTTTAAAAGGTTTAAGCGTCGCTCTTGATGCCTTATAAGCGTCTTTCATCTCCTGGGACATCAAACCCCATTTTTCAGAAAATCCGCTGACATTATGCCCCATCTCTTTAGCGATGGTGGACACATTCGTGCCCATCGATTTCATGTCTTTATTGACCTCTTTGGTTTTTCGTTCAAATTCGCTGATATCTGCGCCAATTTCGACCATCATATCAGCTATGGATTGTGCCATTATTCCACCCCCATTTCTTTCGAGAGGTCATCGACCACTCGTTTACTTTCTTGCGGTGTGGTCTTTTTCTTTTCTTTATTGGCTTTTTTCGGATCGTAAAAGTCGGACGGTTTAGCAGGTTTTTTGAGATGAGGGGCTGTCACCCAACTAGCTAACATAGAGAGCCTTGTTAGTTCCAGGTCGTTCAGGGCTTTGATTTTCTCAGCCTCATAGTTCTCTCGCCATTTCCATCCGTCGACCAATTCAAGAAATTCAGCCGGGGTTAACTTCCAAAAGGTTTCGTGGCTTAGATTAAGAGGACCGAATGCAGTTTCCTTAATCCACTTCCAATCCAAGCCACCTTCTAGTTTTTTCCCTCAGTTTCTTCCTGTTTTTTTGCTCGCTTCGCCAACAGTTGGAAAGCCTTAGACGTGTATAGTGCCTCAGCTGTAAATTTCATCATTTCAGTTAGATCAAAGTCCTCGTTCTCTTCCATTTCCTGTTCAAGCATGGAGCCCACATGGTGTACTTTTAAATTTGGATTTTTCCAAAGCATGCCCGCCCAAAGGATGGCACGGACTGAGTTAAAGCCCATCGTTTCATCATTGACGATGAAGAAAATACCCTTATCATAAAAGCGTTCTAGTTCAGAGATCGCGTTAAAATCGAATTTTAAAACGTGATCCTCGCCATTGAGTCTCACTTTTCGAAAGGTTGAGTCGTTCGCCATATAAAAACCTCCAAAAAAATAAGCCGTCTACAAAGAGACGGCTAGAATATTAAACTGCAGTTGTAATTTTCCCTGATACACGTAGGGACACGGAATACGTAGACTCCCCGTCGTATGGACCCTCTAACTCCCGACTTGTAACGAGGCATAATGCTTGTTCTGTTGGCTGACCATCCTCTTGGATGCGGGCTTTGATTTTTTCTTTGTTCCGAAATGCGTTTTTTAACGCGGTATACCCCTCAGCCGTCGGTACATAAAGACCGTCTGCGTCGATGGTTGCACTGTACAGACCTGCTTCAAACTCTTGAGCACCCTCAGAATCAACGCTTGTTACGTCCACTTCTTCTACTTCCTCGGATAGTGTGGCGTTACGCTGACCGCCAACAGGTTTCCATACTGGGGAAACATCAGTTCCCGTATTGACTTCAAGCAAAATTTTCACATTCTTTGCCATATTGCTAACCTCCTAATGCGATATTTTAAAACGTAATCGGATGACCCCATGCTTTTGTCCAGTCAAGTTATCTTCCACAACGTCCATGTACTCACGACGTTGGAAATCAAGGTCGAAACCGTCTCCAAGCTCGATTGGCTCTCCGAATACTTCTAATATCAATTTAAAAATCTCATAAACTTCTTGTTTTCCGTTATAACTCGACCAGACGTGCAAGGTAAACGTGATTTCCTCACCATCAAACTCTTTCGTGCCCCAATCCGTTAAGGTAGGATTGCCGATAGCGACATAAGGTACTTGCACGTTTTCAGGCACCTGGTCATATACTCCTTTAACTCTTTGCATTAAAGGCGTGTGACTAGCCAATGTCGAATATATTTTAGTCTGAAGGGCTGCTAATGAAGTTCTCATGCTTTACCCAACTCTCGTTCTAAATTTCTAATAAATTGAGGTCTCTCTTCCTCGTAAGCTGGGAATAAATAAGGTTGGGCTCTCATACCGCGAGTCATGACGTAGCGATTTAGCTTGGTGTCGAGCTGGGGAAATCACTCGACCGACTAGATCGTCATTAGCAAACTCTTTGAAAATGCCGTTTTTCAGATTCCCGCCATCTATTTCAGCGACTGGAGCCCGAGAAACTGCGCCATTTTCAATGTTTGTCGTCGATTTCGCCACAATTTTCTTTACGTTTTCGACTTTACTCGCTGCGTATTTTTGCATATTGGCTTGAGCTTGTTGCAGCCCTTTCATTCTTACGTTAATTCTCATTCCCATCACTCCTTAGGAGGTGGACCACATCAAAGATGATCTACTATTAGTCCTGGTGGAAAACGGACACATCGGGTACGATGAATACGTTCAACAGGTATCGTTTATCCCGCCAGAATATGCCACCTACGCTTTGTTTTTAAAGAACAGGGGCAAAGTATCAAGACGGATAGTGAAAGAAGGTGAATGGCTTCAAGAAGGTCTGAAGAATGGCATCATTCCGAAACATTGGAAATAGCACATTTCAGTAGCAGGACCTCATTCATTCCACCTTGATCTAATACCGCTTTAATGGTCAGGACTTGTCCATCATGCTTGATTCGCATATCGCTTTTAATTGCCCCGTTGTATGGCGTAAACACGTCAACATCAACGGGGTTTTGTATTTGTTGTGCCTTATAATACTCGGTGCCACTTATCGGCTGAACATGAGCCGGTACTGCGCTTAAAAACGGCGACCAGGTCTCTGTATATCCGCCCATCCCGTCATTGACTGTTGTAGCTGACTCAATATCGATTGTGTGAGGGTACATCATGACCATCTCACTTTTTTATAAGGTCGAAGCATTTTCGTCAAAGACGGTGGAAAGTCTAAGTCGTAGGAATACGACACTGCTCCCATCGTCATGCTGCTAACCCCAGCTTTGTTCATGAGATACTCTATCGCTTTTGCGATAAATAACTTAACTCCGGGCGGGTAAATCGTTTTCCCCTCTGCATCCTCTTCAAAAGCATTACCGCACCAATCTTTCGCATAACCTTCTAAAATCGGAAGGACGGTCCCGATATATTCATCGTGCTGATTTGTTTTTAGATTTGGCAGCAGTGGTTTTATTTCGTTTAGCGTCATCCGAACCACTCACTTTCTTGGGTTCTTCCTTGATTTCTTGTTTGTGCCTACGTCTTAATAACACGTAATCACCCCTTTACAAAGAAAAAGGAGAGCGCTAGGCTCTCCCGCTTTTATTATTGGACTACTGTTAACTCAACCACTTTGCTATCGTCAGCTAGGACAACAGTGTAGTGCTCATCGGCAGAGATAACCGTTGTTTTTGATAAAATGTCACGATCCGTTTCAACTTGAACGTTACGCTTCATGTAGATGTCTAAAGCACCAGGCTTCACAATGTAGTTTAGGTAGTTGCCGCCGACAGCTGGAACCTTACCTGATGCTACGACTTGGCAGCCCGCGATTTCACCGATAACACCTGCCATAAACGCATTATCAACACTTGCAAGGAATTGAGGATCCTTACGAATAGTTGTTTTTTGGTGAGGGTGAATGAACAAGATGCGTGGCTCATCATCTTCCTCTGCGAATTTATCAATTGCGTCCACGATATTAGTGTAGGAAATAACACCGACACCAGCGTGTTTTAACGTAGCCGCACCTAAAGCCGTAACAGCGTCGTTATCAACTTTAGCAGCGATAGATAGGGCTAGTTGTCGACGTGACTCTCCAACAGGATCACCATAACCTGATAACACTGCTTCGTCTGTTAGTTCAACTGCTTTACCCGCTTTTTTAACGGTAGCAGTAGTAGTTGAAGCAGTAAGTACAGTTGTACCCATTGCTACACCCTCAGCCACGTCAGCTGCATCGCCAATGTAAGCATATTTTGGAACTGTAATGGTGTTACCTGGACGGCTTGCAAGAGTACGGTCCACTCGTGCAAGTGGCGCAAATTTGATTTTATTTGGTAGTTCTGCAGAAATCATGTCTGCCATAACCTGTGGGTTAATTAAGTTCACTAATTGTGTTTGTGGCATGTAAAATCACTCCTAATTTTGATTTAATTGATTGTACAGGTCTGGGTTTTCGTTATAAAGTTTGACTCTATCCTGATAACCCATAGCTTGAAACTGTTCTTTTGTGATGCCTTTTGGTGCGTTTCCAGGGACGTGAGGTTTTCGACCAGCTAGCCCCGGTGCTTCTTCCGCAAATAAATAAGGCTTAGACTCTTTCAGCGTTTTTAGCGCATCCTCTAAACCTTTAACGGTACCATCTTCCTGGAGCTCCAACCCATCCCGTTTAATAAAGGCTAGAATATCATTTGCGTCTTTAGCTTCTTTTGCCGCTAATTTGATAGCCGTTTCTAGTTGAGTCGTTTTGAATTTATTTTGCCAATCGTCATTGGCTTTTTTGAGGTCCTCGATTTGTTTGGTTAGATCATCGTTGCCTTTTACAGATGTTTGTAAGTCTGCGATTTGTTTATCTCGGTTAGCTATTTCGGTTTTTAGATCCTTAATCTCGTCATTCTTGTCATTTAGACGAGTGCGTGGGACCATGCCCTTTGTGTTTTCATCTATGGCGGTTAACACCTCGTCAACAGTTGTTTCACCTTTTGATAACTTTTCAAGTAAATCTTTCATAATTTCCTCTCCCTAATACATTTTTTACGTGTAATGACACGATAGGTTTTGTTTCGTCTTTTAACGACATCCGAATCAGGTCGATTTATACCAATAAAAAAGACACCCTCGAAAGGATGCCTTTACTTTTTAGGCTTTGCTGCCCATTTTTCCACGCCTTCATTCAGCTTCTTTTGCCAAGGTCGTAGGTTTTGTTCTCGCCAAGTGTCTCGGCATTCTTCCGAGCAAAATTCAACTGATACCACTTGACCTTTTTCAATCTTCTTTTTGCACTGCTTACACTTTTTTGAAAACAGTCCCATAACGGACACCTCCGACTATGCTTTCTACACATATACGGTGGAATCCTTTAAAAGATTCATAAATTACTTCACGTGTGTTCCTTCTACACCTCGTTTTTCTCGGCCCATTGTTCTTTTTCTAAGCCATAGCAAAGCTTCCTCTAATTTAGTAATTGCCATAGAGTTTTCTCGGCAACGATACTCGGATTGGTTGAAATGCTCTAACCTACAAATGACCATAGCGATTAAATCCTCGTTACAAACCCCGTTTACGCCGTTCTCTTTTATCGGACCTTCTTGGAAATGCACTCTTTGAATTGCTACTGGTAGCTTTCCTTTACCGTCTAATCTATCTACATCGGCAACAACATCAAAGGTGTGGGGCGCATTAAAGTCAAACTCTTCCTCGTGGTAGACTTTAGTATATTTTTCCGTCAAAAGGTCATGCTCTAATTTTTCCATATTCATTATTTTATCCTCCTTTTGTACCAGTCCTCATAAGTCGTATAAGGAATAATGGCAGTCTTACCATCTTCCAACCGTTCACGACGGACACTAGGCTTTCGTCCGTCGACTAAAAATAAAACGGTGCATCTGCAATTGATGTCATCAGCTGCGTTATTCATTTTACCCGGTGCAGGGCCTTTGCCTTTATCCGTGACAAAGTCCTCATCCTTACCGACCACTTTACCGTCAAGCTTTTGATGCCATTCCCTTGTTTTGCGGTCAAGTGTAGAATCCCACATCTTTGTCATATCCACGTACTTAGCTGCTTGATTGGCTGAGTCGATTCGACCTTGTACCTGGCAGCGATGCGCTTCAGTTCGTGCGACTCGTTTAGCCTTAACGGTTGAAAAGTTGAGAGTCGATTCAATACGTTTTGCCATCTTACTATAATCCTCACCAGCTATAAGACCTTGAGTAATTTCAATGTTGATTCGTCTAATCGTGTCATTGCGGTTAGCCTCTAGCAAGGCGTCAAGCGTGAGCCCTGGTATCGGATTAGCAATAGCTGTTGCCAGGACAGTTTCGTTAATGGCGCCATATCCCATTTTTTGTTGTGCCTCAAACTCATAGAGATAAGCAGACCGAAAATAATTCTCTAGGTACTGCGTTTGCATTAGCGCATCAACCTGACCATATAAAAGGCTGAATAGGTCATGAATCTTTTCAGAAATGAGCGCTAACTCTTTGGTTAGTTTGTTGTATTTCGTCATATCGGCGTAGGTCAGCACTTTACCCGTTTGATTCTTGGTGTACATTCCTGCGACTTGATGGATGATATCTTTCAGCCTTAACGCAAAAACGACTTCAATATCAAGTTCGGCCGCGTCAATCATTTCATCAAGAAACTTATCAATTTGGTTCTGATCCACCTGTGCCACCTCCTACTGGAGGAAGGCGTTTTAAGTATTCTTCTTGCTCTTTCTCTACCGCTGCTAATTCCTCGTCCACATTTTCTACCCACGGATGATTCGTCAGAACCGTGCGCTTACTCGCAATGCCTGTAGACAATTGCGCGATCTGCACCTGTTCCATCTCGTTCATCAGCATGGATTTGTTAAACGTGGCTTTTAATGATTTATAGTCTGCGGTTGGTGGTACTTGCTTTGTGATTTTAAGGTACTCTGTCACAAACCAAAACAGCCAGTAAATGCCTTTTGTAAATTTGCGCTCTACCCAATTCGCTTTCATGTCAAGAAGGGAAAACAGGAATTTTAGCGAGATACCACTTGGCGCATTTCCGAGATTGTCGGTGTTCACATTAACCCCTTGACCAAACGTGTAAATGGAGTCCTGTAATCGGTTCAAGTGTGAGTCGACTGAAGCAATCGGCACCTCTGCCTGGATGGTATCAACACCTGAACCTTGTTCAGCTTCAACGGAAATAACCTTATATTTTTTCAAGTTCTCCATAAATTCGCTCAAGCCTTGACCTTCATAACCTTTCAGTACATAAACAAGCGACTGGATTTCTTCCAGGTTATTTGATACGTCGGAAACAACCTTGTCGAAAGCGTCAATCAGCTGCTTATAGAAAGTTAGGTCGGAAACCGCTTCTTCGTTATTCTTAAACTCGATGAACGGTACTTCTCCCCATCCGTATCCTTTATCCCCATACGTAAAGTGTGAAGCAGGATTGACCTCAATGGTTGCATCGAGATAAACCTGGCCCTCAATCATTTCGTAGAAGGTTACCCGTTCTTTGTCCCATAACTCAATTTTGGTCACTCGGTCATCGATAGAATAATATCGAACGGCTCCCTGGAGAACTTTCTTTTTCGATTGATCGTATAACGGAATGACCTCTTCCGCTGGGATGACGATATAATCAAAATTGCCTTCCTCGTCGATGTAAGTGTGCAGCCATTCGCGACCTTTGTTTGATGCGTTCTTGATTAGCTCTGGCAGCACATCATCAAACTCATCGCCTAGAATTTCATTGACCTTTTCTACCAAGGTTTTATCCTCGCCTGAAATGGTCACAGGCTGACCAACTAGGTATGACGTTTTCTGGTCCACAAGAAGCTTATGCCATCCATGCGGAATCTTGTTGTTCGGCTTATCCTGGTCAATGGCTCGTTGACCATCTTTCCAGTAATACTGTGTTCGATTGAGAATGTTTGATTGATTGAAATAATAATTCACGCCCTCTTGCATATGTGAGGTGCTATGCTTATCGATCAATTCTTTGATAGCCTCGGTAATTTTAGGACTGTTCTCACTAATAATTTGATTGAGTAATTCGGTTTCGGTTGGTGTGTTTGGGTACAATGCTTTCACCTCCTAAGTTAAGACGCCCACAGAACGCCTTCTCAGAGGTTCTGTACCGTATCGGGTAGCGTCTATCGTGTGGTTTGCTTTATCTTCTAAACGGGCTTTCTGATTCCCGTCAGAGTCTACTTCATAATCTATATCTTCAAACTCTTTCGCGGTGTTTGGTGTTCGCTCTGGGTCGATGACAATCGCTTCGAGATCATCGAGCCATTTCTCACCGAACTCAACGCTTCCAGGTCCCTTTTTAGCGCCTTTGATGCGGACACCGTAGCCTTTGACCTCGGATATACTTTTCGGCTCTGCATTATCGGCAATGGTCATCACATCTTGATACTTTTTCTTGAGAATCCACTCTGCCGCTTCTCGGTTACTAATCTTCGAGCCATATAACTCATCCATGAAGTATAGAATCCGCTTTCTGCTGTCATAGTGCATTCGAACAAAAGCAAGTGGATCTGGACCATACCCCCAGTCGAGGCCATGATGGATGTTATCAAAGGATTTTATCTCTTTGTCTGTGATTCTGCGGTAAACCAGATTAGCAAATGGCACGACACCAGAGCCAATGGCTTTACCGAGATATTCCCAGTCATACTTGAGAGGCTTTGACTGTTTCACGTTCTCCGCTTCTTCTGTGAAGGCTTCAGAGATAAACGGGTTATCTAAGTATGTTGAATGGTGAACGAAAGTATTTTTCGGTAAATCGACTCTCGTCTCATACTTTTTATTCACCCACGACTGCTTTCGCTTTGGCGGGTTATACGAATAATAAAACGCATAAAAAAGACCATCGGGCAACTCAGCACGTAACACTGAATTTTCGATGGTACTGATTTCATCTTCAGTTTTGAACTCGGCAAGCTCCTCTACCCACAAAAACGTAACAGGAAACTTACTCATCTTGATAGACTTGATTTTGTTCGGGTCATCTGCCCCACGGAAAATAATCTTATTCCCTCTAGGCAGATAGGTGAGGCTCATGGGAGACTTATTCACTTTCCAGTAAGCGCCAACACCTAAAATGTCGATAGCTTCTTTCAGCTGTTCAAACACAGATCCCTCAATGGTGTTTCCTACCTTCCTGACACAAAGAGTCGTGACAGGGTATTTCATCATGTCAAAAATAAGTCGAATGGCGATGTGCGTCGATTTCGCTGATCCACGACCACCTTTTAGTACATGACGTAAAAATTTATGTGAATTGGCCGCTTTCCAGAAGGTCTGGAAATGAGGTGTAATTTTCTCAGAGATTTTAATCTTCACCGATATCATCTACAATCGTTACCCCAACATCGGCTTCAATCAATTGCTTTTCTGTCCACATGGCGTATCGTTTCCCGAGGAGCTCCGCTGCTTTGATACGGTCTTTTAATCCTGCCTCTTTATCCTCCAGGCGTTGAACACCTTCACCTATGAGTACGGGTATTTCTTCGGTCACTTCACCTCTGAGCACACTTGTTAGAAAAGCAAGCACCTCGTCTTGTTTGGCGATTTGTTGCGAGTCTTTTTCTTTGAGCCGGTCATCGATATAATTACGAACGCTATCATTTGCTATCAATCTTGCCGCATTTGCTCTGGCCCCTTTATTTTTGTAGCCTGCTCGAATATACGCTTCTGTTGCATTCCCTAACTCGATATAAAAGTCGGCAAACCGTTTTTGTTTCTCCGTCAGCTTCATTGCATCCTCACCACCTTCGCCTTCTGGGTATCAATCAAAAAGGCACCCTTGCGGATGCCCGAATGTACGCTCTATTGTCGTTAACTCAAGTGTAAAACAGATTTTTTATAAAAACAAAAAGTGTAACATGTGTAACATGTGTAACATGTGTAACCTTTGCTACTTTTTGTACTTTTTGTACTTTTGTACTTTTTGTACCTATCCCATTAATTTCTTAACGATATTCTCCCGGATGTCGTTGACCTGTTTTCTGGTGGTCTGTAAATGATGGCCGATTGCCGTTGTCCCCATCCCATCCAGCAAACAGTCTAAAACGACTTTCTCCCGCTCATCCGTTATCACATGGATCCGCTCATTTAGAAAGTTTACTTCATGGATGTATCGATTCATGCGCTTAGACTTCATGGTACGGCGTATGACCTCGTTTTCCAAAGCTTTCCCCACAATCCCTTGCGGTTTTGGTAAAGTGGCTTCAAGGCCGTATTGTGCTGTTCCTTTGAAGTCGGTCTCATTCAAATACTGATCAATCCTTTTAATCTCTTTGACCATCCAGTGATAATTTTTTAAAAGATTGTATATTTGATATTTATTTAGTTTTGTGGCTGTTACTTGATTCTCTAGCACGATATCCTCTCCAATCTTGCTTTGACAGCTTCTAAAAGGGCATTTTGCCCGACTGCTTTCCCTTGTAAGGCTTTTAGTACATCTTCGTCAATCGTGCCCTCTGCGACTAAATGGTGGACAATGACATGGTTTTCTTGTCCTTGACGATCTAGCCTTGCATTGGCCTGTTGATAAAGTTCTAAGCTCCAGGTGAGACCGAACCACACGATGATATGCCCTCCTGCTTGAAGGTTTAAGCCATGACCAGCTGAGGCAGGATGCGCCAACAACATGGGTATATTACCTTTGTTCCATTCTGCTATGTCATCCGATGTGTCTAAGGTTTTTGCTTGTTTAAAACGTTGCTGGATGCGCTCTAGGTCATGCTTGTAGGTGTAGAACACTAAGACAGGTTTTCCGTTTGCCGCTTCGATGATGTCCTCTAAGGCATCTAGCTTGGCATCATGAATGACTTGAACCTCTTTGTTCTCGTCATAGACCGCACCATTTGCCATTTGCAGCAATTTGTTTGAAAGCACTGCGGCTGTATCAGCTACGACATCACTCTCCGAAAAGGGGAGAAGTAGGTCTCGCTCCAGTTGTTTATATTTCTCTTTTGCTTTTTGGTCCAGTTGGATATTGACATTGTTGTTGATTCGGTCAGGCAGTTCTAGCCAGTCCTTTGCTTGCATAGAGATACAAACATCAGCTATTTTATCGTGAATGGCTTTCTCGGCTTCAGGCTTTAGCTTCCAGCTGTACACGATGTGGCGGTCTCGCTGATCAGGTGAAAAGTATCGTTCCCGGTAACCCGTCATCGTTTTCCCTAATCGCTCACCTTGGTCTAAAAGATACAGCTGCGGCCACAAGTCTATCAAACTATTGGGCGCTGGAGTGCCTGTTAATCCCACAATCCGTTTAATCAGTGGGCGTACTTTCCGCAATGCCTTAAATCGTCTTGCCTTAGATGATTTAAAACTGGACAGCTCATCGATGACCACCATGTCAAATGGCCAATGTTTGCCGTAATAGTTCACCAGCCATTCCACATTTTCACGATTGATCACGTACATATCCGCTTTCGCGTTTAACGCCTGTATTCGCTTTTTCTCAGGCCCTAACACTTTTGAGACCTTTAGGTACCGGGTGTGGTCCCATTTCTCTGTCTCGCGGCTCCAGGTATCTTCTGCGACTCGTTTAGGTGCAATGACTAAAACCTTGGAGACCTCGAAAGAATCATGAAGGAGATCCGCCACAGCCGTTAAGGTCGAAACCGTTTTACCCATACCCATATCCAAAAATAATCCTGCAGCTGGGTATTGGATGATGCGCTCAATGGCATACGCTTGATAAGCGTGCGGTTTAAATTCCATTCGTCACCATCTCCAGTAAAGTATTGATGTCCTCAACGGAATCAATTTTATATATACGAAACCCTAGAGTCTCGATTTCTCGTTTTCGTTTTTCTTGAAGGGGTCTGAGGGATTTCCCCGGGGCTTTCATCTCGACAAAGAAAATCCTCCCACCTGGAAACAGGATGATTCGGTCAGGCACACCTCGTAATCCAGGTGAAACCCATTTCATCGATTTGCCTCCCAGTCGTCCCACTTCCACATTCAATTTCTTTTCCAATTGGCTCTCCAACAAAATGCCAAACCTCCCACTCGAATTTTTAGGGGCGTGACCATCTGTGTCCAATTAGCACCTAGTTTCTTTATATATACGTATTACAGGGCGTTTATATATACATATATACGTATATACCTGTATTTTTTATACTTAATATAAATATATGGATACATTGGATACAGTATGGGGAAATACTCTTTACTATCAATGGTTTAAGGCGTATCCATACCCCGTGACCATACCCATTTTTTACGGTTACATTGGACACACACTTTTTAATCAATTAACACTAAGTGTTTAAAAAATATGGTCACATGGACATATGGTCACAAGGGGTATGGTCACATTTTTTCGTTATGGTCACGCCTATTTATCCGTTGAATTTAGTCCCTCTTCTACCGTTTTTGTAATGCTGCTTGTTATGACTTTTTGCCTTTTTCAGAGACTCGATTTCCTCTTTATACTTCCTGATGCTCTTTTTATAGCCTCTGATTTTTCCCGCCTGTCTGATTAATGCCCGTTCTTGTTTTATAGTTAATCTGGTAAGCTCACCGATTTTATCCGTTAAAGCGTTGAAGTCTATATTATCCACGAGCAACAGCTCCTATTTTTATCGAATGGTTTTTTTATTCGAAGGCTGCACTAAATTACTAATTCATTTATAGGAACATGAATATTTATTTGCGATGAATCTTCTAAGTCATATTCATCAAGTAAAGACATCCCATCTATCCTAATTTCTGTCCAGTTAGGATATCTAAAATTCACACAGATTTGCTTTTCGAATGCGCCTAATGTAAATAATTTGTCGTCTTTCTTTATATGTTTTGAAGCGACTAAAATATAAATGTCTTGATAACTGTCAGGATAGATTGATTTATACTTTTCTACCATTTCTTTAGCACTGACAATAGTCATTAATTGCATGATATTACCTCCAATTTGCCGCATCGAATTTTCGACTTGTACCGATTACACGTACCGTTTTCTCATCAAGGAATTCAACACATGTTATAGAAACAACCTGTATCGTTACATTTCCGTGCTTTACATATTCACCCTTACGAATGTCATTTGGGAATTTCGTAACAATCGAAAAAGGCATTGTATGCTTACCCATTTTCACAATCTCCTTACTTCGCTTTTTGGTTTCTATTCCTCACGAACAAAAGCCCGTTGGACTCCATATGTTTTTCCGAATCTTAACCTGCCCCTATTTTTATCGTAGGCCTTCCAACCTGGCATTCTACGCATAATATCATTAATTTCACGCGCCGTAATCGGCGTGAGCGCCTTCGGATCACTTTCAAACGTCTCCACCCATACTTCCATCGCACACACTTTGTCACGCTTAACGGTACCTTCCTTCATTTCTCCAAAGTCGCTACCGTGTAAAAACTGACGTCTAGCGCCTGTGTCAAGCTCTTCCCAGTTTTCGGGGAGCAGTCGGTCAAGGTACTCCTGAACTAGACCAAACTTTTCACTTTCTTCCGTATGCTGTTCTTGACGTTCAATGGCTTCCGCTTCAAGGTCTTTCCCTAAGAACAGTGACTCTTTACTCTTCCAAGCTTCTGCCGCTTCAGCCCATATCTGGTCAATTTCAAACTGTGTCATATCGACCCACAAGCTTTTCTTCCGAGGTTGTACGTTCACCATCACAGGCCAGAAACGACGATTTCCGGTCTTATCTTTTAAGAAAGTAAAATCGTTCGTTGTTC